ACTGTTTTTATTTCAATTTTGTGTTTAAATGTCTTTAATAATTCCTTTTGCTTAGTTTTAAAATCATTGAACATCTTTTTTCCCCACATTCATTATTTGAAGATGTGTTAGTTCCTTTTGAAAATTCGTTTCAAAATATTCTACGGCATTATTATAAGAATATCTTCCATATTCTAATAATAAGTTTTTAGCAAAGGGGCTGTTATTAAAATCAATTTCAACCCCTGCTATGTAATTCAAATATTCCTTACCTGAACTTAGGCTTCTTTCAAGTTTTTGTTTTATTTCTTCATCATCCCAAGTAATTTGTAAATTTTGTTTTAATTCATCTAACATTATTTACTCTCTACTGGAACATCTACACTTAATTTTGTTATGTCAAATACAAGGAATGATTCATTGTCTGTAGGTTCTCCTGTAGCATATTGTTTAGATACATAAGTTCTTTCATCATCTAAAAACTTATATTCATCTGAATACTCTATTTTTTGACTTGATCCGATTCCCATAAAGTAATCTTTTCCCATCCCTGCTATAAGCTTTCCTTTTGGAACTGCTACAGATTGTATAATTTCTGATGGTATAGGCATAACACCATGCACATAAGTCCCTTGTGGTGTTAAAAATGTAGTTGCTCCAAATACTTTTTCCCAATAATCTAACGGGTTAACTAATACTAAAATAGAAGGAACTGCTCTACTTCCACCTTTTGTTAGTGGAGCCATTACACTTTTACCTAAAGTAGTAGGTTTAAAATCATTTAATTTTATTGCTGCTTTATCAGGATATACCCCTTCAACAACAGAACCTTTTAAATCTTTTATCATTCCTATAGGTTGGTCTTTCCCAGTTCCTGCAACTATAGCATATTCTAAAGCCATTGATATAGATTCACTTAATACTGCTCTTACATATCTATCTAACCATTCTGGTCCCAAATCTAACATAGCTTTTGAAACTGGCATATATGCTGTTAATTTATACATATCTGTTTTTATCTTATCAAAACCTTGTGAAAGTTCTTTTTTAATTGTATCTGTTAATTTTCCCCACCATGCTGCTTCACAATCTGTTTTTCTTATTACCCATTCAGTAACAGCTGTTGTATTTTGGAATGTAATTTTATTTAAAAGTGGATGCTCTTTTTCTAATTCATCAAATACTCTATCAAATACAGTCTTTGGTAAAGCTACATCTAAATTAGTAAATGCTCTTTTTTCTATTACTTGTTCATAATACTTTCTTTCCTCTGTAGTTAAAACATTCATTCCTCTTTCATTTAATACATTTCTATCATTAACTTGTGCTCTTATTAATGATCTAGCTTGTGTTTGTGCTTCTTTTAATATATTTTCTTGTATTCCTTCTGCCATTCTAACTAAAGCTTCTGATATATCTTCCGAATTATTATTTTTTAAAGCTTCATCTACCTGTGCTCTTATTTGTGTCATATCTATCGTTTTATCTAAATTTTTCATTCCCATATTAATCAATTCCTCACTTTCTTAGTTAAATGCATTAAAAAATGCTGAAATAATTTCAGCACTTCTATTTTCATTAATTTTATTTTGATTTTGTGGACCTTCTAAGTTTTTTTCTTTTTCTCTTATTTCTTTAATTGAAATATTTGATAATTCTTCAGAACGGCAACTTATTTCTGTGTCTGAATATGCTGGAATAGGTGTAGCTGTTATTTCAAATAAATCAACTTCTGTAATATCTCGATAGAAATTCCAATCATCATCCCATCTAGTTTTTTGGTTTACTATATTAAATCCAAAACTACATCCTTTTACTAATCCTAATCTTACATTTTCTAATAAGTCATTACCATCTGATGTATTAGGAACTTCTAAACTAAATCTTAGCCCTTTATTATCTTCCTCAAGTTCTAAGTTTGAATTAGTTCTCCCTACAACTTTATTCCAATCATGGTTAATAAGCATAAATTTATCTCTAGTCTTATCATTTAATGTTTTTAAAAATGCTCCTGGTGAAATCTTTTCATAAAAGCAATCTCCCCATCTATCCTTTAGCTTTGTATATTCATCACTAAAGATAGCAGCATAACCTTCTATTTTTCTTGTTTCTAAGTCAGTACTTCTAAATTGTAGACTTACTGTTCTCTTTTCCATTTTTTCTTTCACCCCCTTTCAAATCAGGATTAAGCACAGATTGATAGTTTTTAGTTACATAGTGTTCTTGTGACCAATCTGTATTAATTGGCTCTTTTCCTATCAATTCTAAGTTATCATCAATTGAGTTAACACCTATTCTAAATAATAAGTCAGCAGCCTTAGATATTTTTGATATATCTACATCTCTAATTCTTTGAGTGTTCATTTTTACATAGGTCCTTTCAATAAAATCAGATTTGCCATATATTTTTCTGTTTATTTCAGTCGTAATAAGCTTTGCTATTGGATTTATACAAAACATTAGGAAGTTATCAGTTTGACCTTCAACTCCTGCTATATCTCCCTTTATAACTCCTGCAGGAACGTGAAAAGCCGATGCAACAAAGTCTATAATATCGTCTATAACGGCTCTTATATCTCTACTATCCTTAATAGTGCCTCCATTTTTACTTTCTTCAAACTTATAACTATTACTAAGAGGTAAAACTGCATTTTCAGATTCTAAGTAATTTTTAAAATCCTCTTGCATTAATTTATCAAAATTATCTTTTGCAATCCCTTGAAGTGGGGCTTGTCCGTTTATTTGTAATATTCCTTTTCTTCCATTTGATTTTTTATATGAAGATATAGAAACTCCTAAAAGTTTGCTGTAATCACTATATAAACCATCTATAACTTTTTTTATATTTCCATCATTAAGTTTTAAATAAATAACATCCGATTCATTAAATGTATCACTTAATGAATATCCTCTTACAACTACGTTTTTATATGTATCTTCATAAAATACATATTCATCATGTTCAAATGAATCTGCTACAAATAATTGACTATCATGTTGAATTATCAAACATTCATTATCATAGACTAAGTTTGAAATAACTTGCATCCAAAACTCTGTAGCATTTTGATTCATATTAGGCTCAATATTAAATAAATAGTAATTATTTTTTTTGAGCTTTTTACCTTTTTCAAAAGTTTCAAACTCTGCTAAAATCAAAGCATTTGTAATTATGGATATACATGTTTGTATAGCAAATTCTTTATAAAATATTTCAGCTTGTAAAGAACTTGTACCAGTGCCATTCATTTTTACACTAAATAAATTACTAAAAAAATTTCTTATTCCTATTTTAATCACCTCCCTTAATATGAATAGCATCCATAATAGCTTTGTTCATTAACACTTTGAGGTATCTTTTCATCTTCACTTAATGCATGTATAAAAGCAAAAAAGCCATCAGTTTTTCTTAACTTAGGCTCTATCTTCTTATAACTTTTATTTCCTTTTTTATCTATATCTACATAAACATTATTTGTATACCATCGCATCATAGGATCATCACCAAAAATTATATTTTCATTAGCAAATAGTTGTTCTAATAAAGGGGCTATTTTATTATGAGTTATATATCCATTTCGGACATCACTTAAAGGTAATCCAACTTCATTAAATGCACTTGCTAATAAAGATTTTCTATAACTATCAGCTTTAATATCTACTATATTATATTTTGTTGACATTTCTAAAAACCAATCTACTATATATTTAGGATTAACTGAATCTTCTTTTAAAACAGTACATAATTTCATTTTTTTAGCTAATTCAATATCAAATTTTATTTGTCTACCTGGTAAAGTTAAAGCTTTATGGCATATAAATGTATGATGTAGCCATACTCTTTTATCTCCAAACTTAAATAAAAGTCCACATCCTACGAAGTCCCTTATACTTGCATAGTCTACTCCACCAATACAAGTACATCCATCTAATGTAGGAATCTTTTGATTTGTAGCGACTATTTTATCCCATTCAGCTACAACAGTAAAACTGTCTTGTGCAGGTCTATTCATACGTTTTGTCATAAATTCAATTGCTAATTGAGGTTGATATTTCATATCTTCATATTCTTGCTCCATCTCAATTCTTAAATCTTTAAAAAATTTAAATGATGGATTAGCCTTATTCCACATTTCTTTATCGTCTACTTCCTTATCATCATCTAATCTATAAATAATAGGAAGTAACCTCATTGTTTTATTTTCACCTTTTAATATAGCTTCTGCAATTTCTAAGTAATCATCTAATACTCCACCTCTTACATTTCCATTTGTGGTTATCATAAATGTTCTTGAATGTTCTTTTTTACCTAATGCTGATTTAAATACCTTTATATTTGAATAATCTTCATATTCATGTATTTCATCAAATATAATACATGCAGGTCTTAAACCATCTTTAGTTCTAGCATTTGATGTATTATATTTTATATATGATTTAGTTTTTTTAAATACAATCTTTTCTTTTGTATAATAAAATGCTTTTTGAAGTTTTTTATTATCATCTATAACATTATATACATCTTCAAATGATGTTTTAGCCTGGTCCTCACTATTAGCAACTATATCTACATTGTATTCCCTTTTACCATGAAAAGAAGTTGTTAAGTACCAACTTAAAGCACTAATAAATCCATTTTTACCAGCACCTCTACCCATTACTAATAAAAAAGTATTCCATACTAAAGTTTCATCATCATAATAGCAATGTACTAAGCCTATAATAAACTTTTCCCAATCTAAAAGCTTGTATGGAAAATATTGTTCTATCTTCTCTATTGCTTTATCAATTTTTTCTGAATCTATAAAAATATTAGGTTGAGAAAGTTTATCTTTAATTAAAACTATAAGTTTTTTTATATCCTCACCAACTATAAGAGATCCACTTTCAACTAAATTAATATATCTATCTATATGTTTATTAAATTTCATCGTCATCATCTACTTTTGGTGTAGGTATTAGTCCAATTCTTACTTTTATTTCAAGCATAGTCTTTAACATTTTTCCTAATTCACTAAGACTATCATTCTTTTTAAATCCTACTTGGTCCCCATTCTTCCATTGAATGGTTACACCTCTTTGTTCTATATCCTTATTTAAGCTATCTACAATCTTACACAGTTTTATATACTGTTCAACTAAATGTATATTATCTTTAGTATCAGTGCCCTTACTTTTAAGTTGATCTATCATGTCTTCTTTTATTTCTAAAATATTTCCCAAATCTTGCACCATTGCATCCTCGCACACCTTTTTTAGTGCATTTTCTCTAGACCAACCATGTCTTCTTTTCCATGATTTTATTGTATTTACTTTTACATTATACTTTTCAGCTATATCTTTGTATTTCATACCTGAAATATAGTCAATATAGGCTTTTTCGTGTTTTTCTAAATTTTTCCCATTACCCATTTCACCACCTCAATTTTAATATTAAAAATTTAGTTGCACCCTATATTTTTCAAGGTTGCCACCCCCCTCACATGAAAAGTGATTTTTTCTCTTTTGTCCGGGATATACTCCGACCTATACGGCTTGCCCTAGAGTCGATTTTTTTAATAGGGGGGCTATGAAAAGTTTTATTTACCATCTTTCTTCATTTATGAATTTTGTTTTAACTCTAGTTAAGTGTTTTTCATGAATTAAATTATGGCATCTATTACATAAGCTAATAAGATTATTTATATCTAGTGCAAGTTCAGGATACTTCTTAAGCTCCTTAATATGATGAACACATTCAGCTTTATGGTATCCTCCTTTCTTCTTGCACTCTTGACATTCATAATTATCTCTTATTAAAACTTCTTGCCTTTTCTTAATCCACTTATATGTTTTGTAAAACTTATTAGCTTCTTCATCTTGTATATATCTTTTAAATCTAATATGGCCCATAAGTTTTTAACACTTCCTAATATTACTTTTTAAATAAAAAAGACTAGAAATTAATCTAGTCTTTGTTTAGATAAGCAATAAGCATTACCCTACTTATTACTATCTCATTCCTCTTTTTTTCGTATAGTCATCTTAGCAAGCTATCGGAGTTGCACCAATATATTACTACAACTTGCATGTTACCAGGTGTAGGGATGAACACCTGGCTAAGCTAAAAAGTTTAGTGAGATTATAAAACCTTATGTATTTATAATTTTTCCACACTATCATTTTAACATCATTCAATTATCTTTAAAATATCAACTTTTTATCACATTTATATCTTTAAAGCTTCTATTCCAAATAGAAATACACTTAATTCTCTTAACATCTCCGAAACCCATCTTCTTCCAGATATGACACTACATTTTAAGTTTTCTGCTACTTCTTCATATGTCTTTTCTTTTAAGTAATATAATTCTAATGCTTTATACTTTTCCATCGTATTATTGTTAATTTGTTTCTTCTTCAATGCTTTTAATGCAATATCTATATTTGATATCATTATTACTGTTTTTACTTTACTCTTTTTTATACTCAATATATATATTTCATCTGTATTTAAATTGGTTAAGTCTATATCTGTACTATCTAAGCCATTTATATCATCTATAGCATTTTTCATATGACTCTTTAAATCATTGTAATTTCTCATAAGTACCTTTGTATTATGAAAAATTTCTTTTTTCTTTTTTTCATTTTCTTCTTTTCTAATTTCTTTAACTACTGCTTTAACTATATCTTTATATTCTATATCTTTATCTACCATAAAACTCCCACCTCTTATATAATTGACATATACTTTATTATTGTGTCTTTAGCTTCTTCAAATCCATCGCAAACAGTAGCATAATACCCTTGCTTATTTAATTTCTCTATCCATTCCTTTTGATTAAGTGTAGGCTTATTGCCATTGTATTTCATTTCTATATACAGTCCATTATATTCACCTTTAGGAACTGGTAAACTCAAATCAGGTACTCCCGATTTAACTCCTGCTTGTTTCAATCTAACAGCTTCTAATTTATTTCTTTTCCCTCCATTTGCGATATGATGTATTAATTCTAATCCCGGATAAATATGTTCATTATATTTACACCATTGCATAAGATTAATTTGTTCACTTTCTTCGCCTCTTCTCATTTTTACTACTTCCTTTTTCATTTATTACAACTAGATCTTCTTCCCACCTACATTTATAGCAGCTATATCTACAATCTTTTTTATCTATTTTTAAATATGTATTACAGTTTCTACACTCTATATAAATACTTTCCATATGCTGTTCCTTTGCTTAATTAAATATAGCTTCTAAATTTTCTATTATATAATCTTTCATTAAGTATTCATCAATTATATTCAGTCCTGGTATATATATTTTTAAACTTTTAAATTCATACAAATCTAAAACTACATCTAAACCTTCTATATTTTCATCTGTAGTTATATTCTCATTTCCAACTGCAATTTTATATTTATTAATTCTCTTTTTAACTTCTAATATATTTATAAACTTATAAAGCTTTTTTCTTTTTTCATCACTTATTTTCATATTAACCCTCAATATAAAAGAATTATTTTATTTAATCCATTGAATGAACTTCAAACTCTAAATCCTCACTTATTTCTCCATCAATAAATAAATCGTCTGCATATTCCCTTATTGCCATATAAATATCTGTTTCTGTTAAATCTTCATTTTTAAGAATTATAGTAAATTGCTTACTCATTTTAAACCCTCCTTAAATAAAAATTATATTTTAATTAATAATTTGTATATAAAGGTCTAACTTGATTTATAAGCCTTTGCTTTGCTTTCTTATAGTTGGTACCTACATCATTAAAACTATCTTCTACAACAGAAAATACAGTCATATCTTCCGTTATATACTTAAGCTCAATACCTCTTTTCCTTCCTAATCTATTAGTAACTAAATTTACTTTCATTCCAGGATCTATTATCTTGTCCCATAGCTTGTTATCTGTCATTTATATCACCTAATTACTTTTATTTTTTCTAAATGCTTGTCTTTCTGCTCTAGCTTTCCCAGCATGATATTTGCCACAATACTTAGTAGTTGGTTGAGTTGTTTTAAACTCTTTACCACAATACTCACACTTCTTTATGTACATTTAAGACATCTCCCTTTTATACTCAATTTTATATCTCTTTCTAAATAATCTTTTAGCTGCTATAGCTTCATTGATACTGTGTCTTTTAGCTCCTAAATACTCACATGCTTTATTAATACTTTTAAATTCCATTGTTTCATTTTTTAATGTATCTTTAATCATTAAAGGCTTTCTTTCAACTTTTCTTATAAGCTCTAAAGATTGTATTCTATATCTCTTTCTAAACAGTCTATTATTCTTTATATACGTTGTTATATCTGCCCTTCTCATATTTAAAAATTCGCAACAATCATCTAAATTGTCAAATTCAATTTCTTTAGTTTCAACTTCATCTAAAACTTTTACTTTATAGTTATGTTTTTGATTATTTCTCTTAGTTTTTTTAGTTTCAAAATCCTTAATATTATCAAGGACTATATGTTTTACAGCTTTTCCTATAGTTAACTTAGGGTTTAATATACAAGCTAATAAAGCCATATAATTTTCTGTATAATCAAAAGAATTGTTCACCCTCTTCACCTCTTATTTTTACTTTCTTTCTAATTCCATTGTTTCATCTTCTTCTATCAGCTATATAAGCTAATATTTCTAATCCACTGAATATAAAAATTAAATAATATATAAAAATATATAAATCTTTCATCTTTCGGTTTATCCTTAATTCATAACTGGTTTTGATTTAAAAAATACTTGTTGAGCTTCTTTCCAAACTAACCTAAGTTTAGGATCTTCTCTTTCTAAAAGTTGTTTTATATCTAACCCTTTAACTTTGCATATCTCTTTTACTAAATACTCTAGTTTTATAGCACTTTCTGTTATATCCATTGTTTACTCAATCCTTTTTTAATTTATTTATTTTCCTTAAAATATTCCTTAGCTTTTTCTTTTGAATACAAGAAAACACAATTTGAATACCCTTTTAATAGCGTTCTAGTTGAACAAGCTTCTTTATCACAAATATTTTTATGAGTACATACTTTTCCATATGTAGCAAATAAACAATTTGTATTTTTATCTTTTGCTATTCCCATATCTACCACCTCATTCTTTATACTTTCTCATTCTTGCATATATGTAAGGTTTTCCATTATGTTCATTTAAATAAATCTCATGGTCTATAAATACATATCCTGGATTCGCCTTTTCCATTTCTTCTTTTACTAAATCTCTAAATCTAACCATATTATTAATTTTTTTCTTACTAAACTTTGAGTGATTTCTAGTTATTCGTGGTTCATTTAAGTTTTTACTACTACACCATCTTTTTTTACCTTTTGGGTCTTTTGATAAGTAAGTAGCTAATCCAGTTAACCAAAGCTCATCGGTATCTAGCTTTCTTATGTTATTTCTTCTTCCAAGCTTCCAGGCCTTTTCTATTTCTTCCATAGTTAATACCGAGTTCATTATCATGTGGTGATGACACCTAATACCCTTAGACCCTTCTGAATGTTCTGTTACATATATGTACTTCAGTTCCACGTCTAACTTTTTCTTACTAATTAACCGTTTAATTCTTCTTATAAAATTCTGTATATCTTTTTTAGCTTGTTTATGATCCTTTGGTAAATTTTCATTAGAATATGTAAATGTTATAAAAAAATCTCCATCGGCAAAGTTAGTATTAATTTTTCTTATAAAGTTCTTTTGTGCATTCTTATTATTTAAATTCCTTTGAGTTTCTTTATTCTTTTTTATTTTCCACTCTTTCGGCATTTCTGATTTTAGATATGTTGGATATGTTTCTACTTCTCTAACAAATCCACTGTCTATCGTTTTTGTTACATATAAGCATTTAGTTCTAACATCTATAATTTGATTTATTTCATCTTCATCTATATCAGCTTCAAATACTCTTGTATGTAGTCTTTCATAATCACTCTCTATAAATTTCTTTTTTTTGTCCCTCATTTTTATTTCACCTATTACTTTAGTTTTATATAACATGGTTGATTTGTTAATACTTATTACAAGCCTATTTAAGAGCCTTAGCTCTGTAAATTTTTAGGTCTGTATAAGCAAACTCTTATACAGACTGTTTATATTTTTCAATCAAATCATTTTTATTTGGAGGTAGATTAGCTTTGTATTTAATATCTAAAATAGCTTCTACATATCCAAAATCTCTTTGATTATTCTCAAATAAAAATTCAAGCTTTTTGCCTAAATTCTCTATATTTTCTTTACTCATTTAATCACCTCGCAAATGACTTAATTACATTTTATTCCACTTTGTGGAGATTGTAAAGACTTTTCGTGGAATTTTTTATTTTTTTGTGGAATTAAAGTGTTGTTTTGTGGAATTTTTTAGTGTATAATTACACATGAGGTGTTATTCATGATACAAGATAGGATAAAGGAATTGAGAAAGTATAATAAACTTAATCAAGAAGAATTCGCTGATCGAATTTTTTTAAAAAAATCAGCAATATCTGCGTATGAGAACGGAACAAGAGAAGTTCCTGAAAGAGCAATAAACAATATTTGTTCTGCTTTCAATGTTAATAAAGATTGGCTAGTTAAAGGCGAAGGGGAAATGTTAGTAGATTTAGCTGCTGAAACCAATTTCCCAGATGAAGTAAAAACACTACTTAGAAAATATCAATCTCTTAATGAGAATGATAGAAAAGCTATCGAGCAACTTATTAATACATCATACGAAAATAATCTAAAAAAGAAGATTAATAATTAATCTTCTTTTTTTGCGTCTATGTATCCTGATATATAATAAAAATCTTCTTGTGAATTTTCAAATATCAATTGTAATTTTTCTCCTAATTCTATTAATTCTTCTTTTTTCATTTGCCTTAACGCTCCCTAAATAATATTACTTTATAATCCTAAAATTTCCGCTAATCTGTCCTATTAATTTAAACTTAGTTGTTTCTAATTTCAAAGGATCATAAAAACAATTTTCAAATTGCAACTTAATATTATATTCGGATTTAAAATATCTTCCTAAAATAATTTCTTTATTTTCAATTATTCCAATCACAAGGCTCCCATTTATAGCCTTATTCGTTCTATCAACTATAATATAATCATTTTTTAATACTCCGATTTCAATCAATCTATTATCCATAACCCTATGTATAAAATTTTCTTTTCCTAAAAGCAAGCTAGACGGTAATTTTATAGTTTCAGATATACTTTCCTTAATTTCTAAATCATCTTTTAAAAATTCAATTACTGGTAATTCGATAATCTCTTGATTCAATCCAGGTATAAAATTTTCTTCTTCTAGAATTTCAATTGCTCTCGGTTTAGCTGAATCTCTTTTTATTAATCCTAGTTTTTCAAGTTTATTCATATGGAAATGGACAGTAGATGTGGATTTAATTCCAGTAATGCCACATATTTCTCTAACAGACGGTGGATATCCTTTTGATTTAATTTCCCACTTTATTGATTCTAATATCTTTGATTGATTTTGACTTAAATTTATCATTTTAAATAAATATCTCCCTGTTTCTACACATATTGGTGTTACTTATTTATAAGCACTACTACAAACATATGTTCTGTTTTATTGTAGGTAAATATTACCATAAACTTAATATCTTGTCAAACATGCGTTCTGTTTCAAATAAAAAAACTAGCAATTTAATTGCTAGTTTTTTCCTGTTAAACATCTTTATCCCATTTATTATTTTCAAATATGTAATTAACAGAATCATAAGAATCTTCTTGTCTAATAATCAAATTTATATTTTTATATTTACTTTCAGTTAAGTTTAAAGCTCCATTAAATTTAAGCTGTTTATCTCCACATCCAACTATAAAAAGCATTGAACATACTACTAATAATACTAACATTATTATTTTTTTCATTCAAGAAACTTCCTTTTTTTTATTATATTACTTATTTTTTTTGATATAAGATAATTTAAGTTTTAATATGATAAATCCCTAATCTGTCGTTATATTTAAAATTAATTTGATTTGATAAAAAAGAAGTGCTCTTCTTTAATAGTATTTAATAGTATTTAATAGTATTTAAAGTATTTAGGACTAGCTATACATATTGGAAATACTTGTATATAAGAAGTTTAATGCGACGAATTAGGGATTTAATGCGACGAATTAGGGATTTAATACGACGAATTAGGGATTTAATACGACGAATTAGGGATTTAATACGACGAATTAGGGATTTATATTGCGACAATAAAAAATAGATTGACGTAGTTAAGGCAAACTGTTAATATTTAGATATAACTTAGTAGAACAAGGGGGAAATAAGGTTGTATCTAATAGAAGAACTAGAAAATGATAGAATTTTAATGAAAAACAATATATTAGTAAAAGCACGATATAACTTAAGTTTAGTTGAGAATAGAATATTTTTATTTATGCTTTATAAACTTCAAAGAGAGTCTAAAGGGATTCTAAAATGTGAAATTAGCCATAAAGAATTTAAAGATATAGTTAAGTTTAAAGAAAAAAATACTGTAAAAGGAATATTAGAAGTATTGGAGGAATTAAGAAAAAAGCCTATATTTTTTAAAGAAAAAAAGAAAAATAAAAAAGGTAGTTTATGGGGAGCTTATGGATTTATAAATGGATATTATTATGACGACGAATTAGGGAGTTTTAATATAGAAGCATCTGAAAAAATACATGAGATTTTAAAAGAATACCTAAAAATGGGATATACACCTATCAATGTTCAAATATGGCTATCTCTTAATAATTCATATGCTCAACGTTTTTATGACTTATTAAGGCTTTGGAGCAATACAAAGACTGTTATAACTTATAAAGTAGATGAGATTAAAGAATTATTAATGCTAGAGGATAAGTATGACAGATATAATGACTTTAAGAGAAGGGTTATAACTCCAGCTATAAAAGAGCTTAATAATACAGGTTATTTTGAAATAGATATGAAAGAGAATAAGATTGGTAGAAAAGTTGATTCTATAGATTTTATAGTAAAGGATCTAGACAAGAGAAAGTATTTTAGTAATGTAAAAGAGCCTAAGATTTTAGAAGTTAAAAGTGAAGAGATATTTGAAGATAATCCAATAATAAATAAGCAAAAGAAAAAAGAAGAATCAAAAGTTTTTTACATTCCAAATAAAAAGCTATTTACAGCAAAAACATTAGATAACTTTAAAAAAGATTTCTCAAATTATGATTTTAAAGATAGTACATATAAAAAATTATTACAAGAAGCAATTTTAGTAGCATTAGAAAAAGATGATGAAGAAAAGATTAAAGTTAAATCTTACAACTATTTTAAAAAGACTTTAGAAAATAAAATAAATGATATTCAAAATAAAAAAGATAAAACTAAATCAGTAAATACTAGATTTCATAATATAAATCAAAGCTTTAATAAATATAATGCAGAAGAATTAGAACGAATGTTAATTGAAAGTCAAAAAAGTAAATTTGAAGTTCATTCTAATAATTCAAGTGAAGATATCATAGCAGACAATTGGATATTAGATGAAAATAAAATAGGTTAAAAAATGCACATGTAATATGTGCTTTTTTATTTGGAAAAATTACTTTTAATGTAATAAAACATTATTAATAAATTTTATATACATTAAAAATAATTTACTAAAAATGTTTATTCACTTGTTAAAGGAATATTGGTATAAATGTATAATAAGTTAATATAAAACTATTTATGATTTATTATAAATGTAAGAGTAAAGTATAAATAAATTATTTTTAATTTATTTATACTTTACTTTTAACTTGTAATAAACATTTAATTATATTAAAATAAAAAGTGTTTAAAAATTAAAATAAAATTAAAAATAATTTATTTATAATTTATTTTTAATTTAAAAATAAATGAGGTGTAAATTATGAAAATATGTTCATTTTTCAATGTTAAAGGTGGAGTTGGAAAAACTACCTTAACAATACTTACTGCAATGAAATTAAGTAAAGAAGGTAAAAAAGTATTACTTATAGATGCAGATACTCAAGCTAACTTAACACAATTCTTATATAAGGTAGTTCACGAAGATAAAACATTATTTCAAATGTTAACAGAGAATGCAACAGCAGATGAAGTAATACTAGAAAGTATATTAGATAGATTTGAAAATATAGATTTAATCCCAAGTGATATAAGTTTAAGCGTATTATCTGAATATCTATCAACTCAAATGGGAAGAGAAAAGGCTGTATGGAGATGGTTTAAAAATAACATAGAAGTAGTAGAAAAATACGATTATATATTTGTAGATTTATCACCAAGCTATGATCTAATAGCTAGAAACTTTATGTTAATTTCAGATAGTATTATAACTCCAATTGAATATCAAGATATTGCTAGTATAAGAGGATGTGAATTATTCTATCAAAAGTTTAAACAAGATTTGGAGTTCTTAGATATACAAACAAATGTAAAAAGAGCGGTTGTTATAAATTCATATACAAGTAGAAAGTTATCTACTGGCGATTTATTTAATAGCTATTTAAATGAGTTTGAAGATATAAAAAGAGATTTATTAGAATCTAAAATTAGTGATACGACTGTAGTAAAGAATGCAATTTTAAATAATATGGATTTAGAAGATTATTGTAGAAAACAAAAGAAGGCTCACAAGGTTAGAGAAGAGTTTAATAATTTAATAAAAGAATTAGAAGAAAAGGAAGTGCTATAAAATGGCTTTAGATGTTTTTAAAGAAGATGTTAAAGATATAAAAATAAGAAAAAATGACTATCAAACTAAAGTAGATAAAGTTATAGAAAATAATATAAAAGAAGAAGATATATCAATAGGTACTTTAAATTTACTAGAGATGGAAGAAGAAAAAAAGATAGTAAAAACACCCCAAACTATTTACCTTGAAGAGGATGATTTAAAGCTTTTAAAAGCAGTATCTTCTATAAAAAATACAACTATAGGTAAGACAATAAATAATATAATTAAAGTTGCTGTAGAAACTACGAAAGCTAGTCTACCAGATGATTTCGATATAGATAAACAATCATTAAAATATGATAGAGATAATAAAGTAAAAAAAAATAAAAAATAAAGTATAAATAATTTAAAGATAAAGTATAAATAATTTAAAGATAAATTATTTATACTTTATTTGACCTATTATTATCCATTTCAAGATATTATAGATTGATAACTTAATTGTGATATTTGTTATTTAAAATATTATATTATTTAGTGAATCAACCTTTTAGCATTTAATCTTTGAATCAAGTCAACAGAATTCATAATTTTGAAGTTGTCAAAAGAATTTTCTAATAATAAATCTTTAGTATATGAGATATCTGATCTATATGTAGCAAATAGTAAATCACAACCTACTCCATAGCTATTTGATTTATCACTTATCATGCACATGAAATTTAACTTATCTTTTGTATCATCATCGATTGGATTACCAATATAATTATTTATATTAGCTTTACACTCAATACATTCAATTTTATTATAATCTTTAAGCTCAGTTATTAAATCTACATCTTTGTCATGAATTTTAGTTCCATTTTCATATACATGACTTTCAGGAATTACATTGAAATCAATACACATAACAAGAGGAGTTATCTCATTTACAAGTAACTCAAGTAAATCACCTCTTCTATATGCAATTATATCTATATTACTATTACTGTATTCAATATCTTTAGTATAAAAATTTTCCATTAAATCGTGATAAGTTTCTAAGTTATTGCTATATTCAATATCAGGATAATTTAGGTTATGTAATATATATGATGATATATGTTTGGTTTCGCTAGTATGCTCTGATAAAAGAATAAAAGTAATTTCTATGAAATCCTTGTTTCTTAATAAAAAAGAACATAGTTGTTTTGATATTGGATCACATTCTCTTCTATTACTCTTAGTTTTAAACTCTAATCCCATAAAATTCTCCTATATTTTTAGAGGCTCTATTACAATAGAAGGTAGTCCTATTCGTGAACTTGAAGAACTTATTAACTCTCTTGCGTACGGCCAAATGTTAACAGGTACATTTCTATTTGCAAATAAGTTTATATATATATCATCAAAGTCATTAAGGGAAGATATGTAATAAGTTAATTTATATGTAAAATGCATTTTAAAAACAGTTTCATTTTTTCTATTAGATTTAGTTTCTAACATAAAATCTGAATATATTATAAGCATATCTTCAAGCTTATTAAATTTAGAGTTATCAAATTTTAAATCTATATTTACAGTATCAATATTTTCTAAATCACTATTAACATCAGATATTTCTAAATAATTTAATTGAATAGATTTAATTTCAACAGATTTAACTAGATTGCTATATATTTCTTTATTGATTTGTTCTTGCATAATAATCTCCTTAGTTATTTAATTTAAGCAGCTATACATTGAAAATCAGCATCTTCATATGAAGATGCTGATTTATAAGAATTAGTATAGACACTATAATTTACTTTAAAAGTCTCTATTTGTATGTAATTTTCAGCTTTAATAGAACGATTGATAAAGTTTTCGATTTGTGATAAAACTTGAGTTAGATAATTAAAAATAGTTTGGTATTTCACAAATTCATTTTCTTCTAATTCAAGAATATCAAAGTAATTTATAGCTCTATTAATTCGATCACTTAATTTATTTGCAAATTCACAACTTAAATTATTACTAGTAATTGTAGTCATTATTTTTGAATTAATAAGCTCCTTATCTTTTTTGTTCCATTTAGCTAACCAATCAGCTCTTCCTAATAATTTTTCATGTTTCTTACTAAATGTAATAAAATCAATAGATTTTTCTGCGATTAAAAAATTTAGTTGGTATATTGAGTAAAATAATTCAATATCTTTGCAACTAAAATTTAAAGATTCTTCGTCACAATAAACTTCTGAAATAAAATTAACAGTCATATTACCCCCTCCTCCTTGAAAAAAACAATCCTTAATATTTGATATATTAGTTACTGTTTGATTATATCGTATCATAACAATACCTCCACGTAAATAATATATTATATATTTATATACCCAAAATTGAGTAAAATACATAACATTTTGATTATTTCATATTAAATATAAAAATATACCTTATAGTATATGTTAAATTAGTTAATTATATTTAAAGTGTTTAGAATTTATAAGAAATTATATTGTCTAATATAAATAGTCCATAAAATTGTATCTTTATATAAGAGTTATTAAACTATGTATATAATTAAAGAATCATATATATGAGTAAAAAAGAGCAAATAATAATGGCATAAGAAGGGTTAACTTTGAGAGTATAACATCGGATAAAGATATAAATCAATATTTTAAAGATAAAGACATAAAATTTATTATTTTATGTCTTTATCTTTAAAATATTGAAAATACTATATTTCTTTTTAAAAATATACTGACATAGTCAGAATGGATTATTTATCCACAGAAATACATAGCTTATCAATAGTTTTTTAAAAGTTATTAACAGTTATATATATAATAAAAGTATGCTCCCAAGGAGTATATTTTTTTGGAAAAAATAAGAAAAAGTTTATGAAAAGTATTGACTATATCACGTATACGTGATATAATATAAATATAGAAAGAGAGAGGAGGTAAAGAAATGGTCAAAAAAATAAAAGAGTTCACGAAAGTGATTAAAGCACTTACGGAACTCGCACTTGAAATAGGAACTCTAGTAGCAATCATCAAAATGATACTAGAAAGCCTATAAAACATAAGGGTGGTGTTCCTACCACCACCCTTACTTTTATAATAATACATGACCATTTTAATTACAATGAAAAATAATAAAAAAGAATTAGTAAAAAGTGTAATTGATTTAACATTAGCTTTAGTTAAATTTATCGGAGCTATAGCTCTTGTAGTATTAGCCATAAAATATTTATTTTCATAGGAGGTAAAATATGTGTAGCTTTAAAGGATTATATTCATTTTCAGAAGCCACTAAATTATGGGGATTAAAAGATTCTACATTAAGAAAGGCAGTTGAAACTGGAAAATTAATAGCTGATGAAGATTGTAAAAAATTTGGTAGAGATTGGGTAGTAAAAGAAAGTGCAATGGTTAGAGAATATGGAGAAAAAAAGGAATAAAGTAAGCAATAAAAAAAGGAGTACCATCTGACATTGGTACTCCTTTACGCTTTAGTTAATACGCATAAATGTATAGCTAAAATAAGCAGGATTATAAATAATAGAAATAATTTATAATAATATAGTCCTTTTTATTATGTGGAATTTTTTGGTAAAAATATGATATTATAAATACATAAAACGTTAGGGAGGCATAGTATGTTTGGAAAAAAAGCTATAGCAGGAATTTTAAGTGGTATTATTGTTTTTGGATCTGGGATGTTTATAGGCAAAATAAATACAGTAGATAACGATACATATGAAAACTTAAAATCAAAACATGAAAAAACTGTTGAAGAGGTAAACTCAACTAAAAAAGATTTAAATAAAGCTAATAAGGAATTATCAAAACTAAAGAAAACAGAGGAAAAAGAAGACAGTCAAGAAGATAATCAAACTGTAGATAAAGAAGTTAAACGAGCTTCTAATAATGAAAAAGGATATGCTGATGAAAATACAACTACTAAATCATCAGATGAAATTAGTAATCAGGGACATAAATCTATAGAAAATCCTCCGATTGTAGAATCAGAAACAAAAGTATTAACACCTATGCTTCCAGAGAAACCTATTGATGTAGGTGATCATCCTATTGAAGATTCTCCTACAAATGGAATGTAAATTAATTTTATATAAGTAAAAAAAGTCATATTTTTGTAAATATGACTTTTTTTACTCTTAACTTTATTTATGAGTAATTTGAACTTGTATTCCTTCTATGGATTTACCATATATACCAGCATAATCAGCTAAATCAGTAACCCAAGGAAGCCATCTACCTTCGACATATGCTCTATATTGAACACTATAGTTATCAAGTCCAATCAATTGCATTTCTAAAGCATCTATATTTTTTCCAAAAACTCCTGCATAATCATTTCTATTTGTTACCCAAGGCAACCAAGTTGCATTTAATTTATGAACTTTATATCTTATATTACCTTCATTTAAACTAGAGTATACAGCTAATATCTTGAAAATACTATATTTATTTTAAAAAAGTATTGACATTGCCGTACGGTGATGTTATAATATATATATAGAAAGGAGGTGAACAAAGTGTCTAGGGTGGAACGAAAAAAAGCAAAAAAAGAGAAAGCTACCAAAAAATTAATTATGATAGCTCTCTACATAGGAAATCTAATTTCCTTCATCAATTCAGTTTTCGACTTAATAGAAAACTTGAAAAAATACTTTTAAAACTTGTGAGGGTCTAGCCACCCTCACAAATATTATACCATAGGCACTAAGATTTATGAAAAGAAATAAATGGGTAACTTTTCTAATTGCATTTTTTATAGTAAATGTTATATTGAAAATTATAGTAATACTTACAAAGTAGGAGGTAACAAATGGATTCAGTTGAAAAAAAGATAAGCTTTAACAAGGGTGGTAATGGTGGATATACACTTAAATTAGGTATACCTATCGACTTTGCTAATGATTTAGGTCTTACTAAAGAAGAAAATAAAGTTATACTAACTCTTGAAGATGGAGCTATAGTAATAAGGAAAAAAGAAAATATAAATAAAGAAAAGTAGTTGGGAGATATCTTCCAACTACTTTTCTTTATTTATATAAAAACTCGGATATTTTAATATTATTTATATGTTACAAAGGAGTATATTTTGGAACATATAAGAAAAAGTTTATGAAAAGTATTGACTATTGCACTGCAATAGGGTATAATATAAATATACAAAGGAGGTAAGAAATCAATGAAAAAAAGAAAACTAAACAAATCAAAATTAGATTTCGTAACTGCAGTAATTAACTTCGTTAGGGTATTACTACAGATAGCACTTGAACTACTAATCAAATAATCTAACCCCCTTAGGGGGGCTAGATTTAGAAATCTAATAAGTTGTTTAGTCTTCTATATAATTATACTTCATTGATTTTTAAAAATAAATACTAAAATGATAAATTATAGGAGGGATAACATGGAAATAAGGACACGAAACGTAAGTATTTCAAAAGTAGGAGGGAACGCATCTAAGAACTCAAAAAGGGCTAGTATAGGGCTTCCAATGCCGTGGTTAACTGAAATGGGAGTAGATGAAGAAAACAGAGAAGTAAAATTAATATTCGAAGGAAATAGAATAATTTTAGAAAAGGCAGAATTTGAAGAAAACGAAAAATAAAAAGGTGCTCGTAAGGAGCATCTTTTTTTGAAAAAAATAAGAAAAAGTTTATGAAAAGTATTGACTATTGCACTGCAATAGGGTATAATATAAATATAGAAAGGGGGTAAGAAATCAATGAAAAAAAGAAAATTAAATAAATCAAAATTAGATTTCGTAACTGCAGTAATTAACTTCGTTAGGGTATTACTACAGATAGCACTTGAGCTACTAATCAAATAATCTAACCCCCCTAGAGGGGGCTAGATTTAGAAGTCTAATTGATTATTTAATTTTTATATTACTATATTTCATTGATTTCAAATAAAATGAGTAAATTTAGAAATAAGTTTATTAAGTTTTCAGAAAAATTTAAAATAGTGGGGATACTAATGGATTTTTTTAGTATGATAACTGGAAAATAAAAATAATGTGGAGATTTTAGAGTTATGGAAAACAACAAAAGGAGTACCACTTAGTTTGGTACTCCTACATATTTTAATTATTCTTTTATAAGTCTAACTATATTATATAAATATCTATTTTGGAAACTTGTATTTATCATTTTTCCACCTTCGTGATATTGTATTCCAGATGAACCGCCACAATCCATTATTACTGAATAGACAGGATCTAAGTTCATATGTTGCATAGCAACTTTTAACTCAGGGATAGTTACATCTTCAACTTGAATAAGGTATACTTGAGTTTGAACTCCAACTACAGGTTTAATCCATGCTATAACAGTTCTATTCTTGCGTTTTTCATATCCTGCTCCCCAACTATTTCTATTATAATCAGTTCCACCTATAGCATATAAAACATCAAACTTGTTTCTTAATTCATTTATATGTTTTACATAATCATATGCAACACTAACCCTTCCGCCATATGCATTATATATAAACATAGTCTTTTTAGCAACTGCTACATCTCCAACTTGGTTTTCATGGAAGTTTTTAACTCTTCTAACCCCTTCATATTCGGCCATATGGCCATCTAAACCTTTTGTATAGCATATAGAACTTCCTGATGTAGGAGGTTTCATATAATTCGGAAAACCAATTAGATTTTCAGCATCAAAAAATCCTCCATTTACACCAGTTGCTCCTAATCTACATAGCGGTCTTAATACTGTTTCGGTTTTTATATTTTCTATATTTGTACATATTACCCTTGCTGTAGTTGTCTCGTTAGCAGATCTATACACGTCCATTTTTTTGCATATCTGATTAGGACTTTGATATGTTACAGTTATTGTCATTTGCTCTCCTTAGTTTTTATTTTCTTAACGTTAAGTGATATTTAAGCTTATATTGTTATATTAATATAAAAATGAATAAATATAGTTTCAAATTAGGTCCAATTATTGTTCAAATATAATATCACCATACATAATATACGATAAATCTTTAATTCCTTTTGAAATATATCTTTTAGCAGTAGATTCAGATATATTTAATTCATATGCCAATTTTGAATATGAAATTAATTTTCCATATTCAAATATGTTGAAATATCTTTTTAAAATAATATCTCTTAAATAATCTTCTAAAAAATCAATATAGATAAGGTTAGATTCTATATATAAATTTAAATTTTCTAGCTCTATTTTTTTTTGATTTAGACTTTGTAATAAACTAGATATTTTATTACTTTTAAAATAATTTAATTTTGAGTTTATTATTTTAATTTCGGTTTTCAAAACTTTCTGTCTTAAAGATTTATCACTTAATTCTTTTAAAAATTTTTTAGTTTTTATTAAAAATTCTTTTCTTATCTTCATAGATGCTCCTAACGTTAGATTAAAATTTTTTGAATTAACTTATTTTTTTATAACTTGGATTTGTATTCCTTCTATAGGTCTACCATATATACCAGCATAATCAGTTAAATCAGTAACCCAAGGAAGCCATCTACCTCCTACATATGCTTTATATTGAATGCTATAGTTATCTAATCCTATTAATTGCATTTCTAAAGCATCTATATTTTCCCCGAAAATTCCTGCATAATCGTCTCTATTAGTAACCCAAGGCAACCAAGTTCCATTTACTGTATGAACTCTATATCTTATACTACCTTCATTTAAACTAGAGTATACAGCTTGTATTGGTTTCCCAAAGATGCCTGCATAGTCATTTAAGTTAGTTACATTAGGAAGCCACTTACCGTTTACATAAACTTGATAAGTAACATCAATATTTTTAGTTGATGGTATGTTAAAAGAGTCCTTCCAACTAACTCCATTAAATTTACATATTCCTTTTGCTATTGCTTTAGCAAATATATCTTTATTACTCATTATTAAATTATAGTCTTTTTCATTAGTTATAAATCCTAATTCAACTAAACAAGCAGGCATATTAGTTTCCCTTACAACATGCAAGTTATCTTCCTTAACACCTCCTTCTCGTAGTTGTGTATATAAGTTTTCTTTTTTTAATTCTTCTAAAATAGAATCTGCTAATTGTCTGTATTTTAATTTATAGCAAAAAATTTCTAATCCATGGGCTTCAGGATTATCAGAACTATTACAATGTATAGATACAAATGAGTTTACACCTAATCTATTAGCTTCATTAGTTCTATCATTTAAAGTTACAAAGACATCTGTACTTCTAGTATTTATATTTTTTATATCTTGGGTCTTTAAATAATCATTTACTTTATTTGCTACCTCTAAAACTATATTTTTTTCTAAGCATCCATGTAACCCTGGAGCTCCTGAATCATATCCACCATGCCCGGCATCTGTCATATTTATTTTCATAATAAAATCCTCCTAAAATTTGTATTTTTATATTCAAAAAGGCAATAAAAAAAGACTTCAAAGAGTCTAATTTACTGCCTTTTATTAAACTTAAATTAAAATTATTTTTAATTTATAAATAATGTATATATAATTTTTAAAAACATTATTTTTAAATTTTTTATAAATTATTTATTATCTTTTAATCCCTTACTAGAAGGGTCTACAAATACACCAACTAATGCAGCTACAACAGCTACAACAGCAACTGGATTAGCTAATATAGTTAACAAAGCTTCTCCTAATAAGTTCCAACTTGTTAGAGTTTTAAAATCAATTCCAGCTGATGAAAATATAACTCCACCTAAACCTAACCAAAAATATGGATTTTTTAATCTACTTTTCATATATCTCTCTCCTTTTATTTAAATAAATGATTTTGTATAGCATAAAAAAAGAAACCTATAACACCACTACATATAAAGCCGAAGCCCCATTTTAATGTGTTTACAAGTCCCTCTATGCTTTTACATAAGTTATCTATTTGTATATCTCTTTTTGCATCATTTTGTTCCAATTTATCAAGCCTTTCATCATGATTGTTAATACGTTTATCATGGTCTTTTAGCATGTGCGCTGTTACTTCATTATTCATATATCCCTCCTAAAATTGTGTAAAAATAAGACTTTTTAATATATCATTTGATTATTATCAAATAAATTATAGTTTTTTATATAAATATTATCCTATAATGATTCAAGCCACGAAATTATTTTATCAACATAGTATTTTTTATAACCTAATTCAGTTGGATGCCACCCATCTCCATTATGAGTATATACTTTTTTCAACGATGGAATATAATTTAAAGCTGGACATTCAATATTTAAATCTAAGTAAGGTACACCCCACTTCTCACATATTTCTTTACTCTTATAATAGAAGTTACCACTATACCTACTATCATAATTTTTAGTCATTTTATGTACGATAATATATCCTATTTTTTTACCAGGATATTTTTCTAAAGTTTGTTTTAACATACTTTCAAATGCTCCGCAATAAGTAGTATCGTCTAGTTTGCTAGTATAGTCAGAGGTGATTATACCAAGTGGTACATTTAAAGATGCATCATTAACTCCACCTTCTAAAACTATATAATCTGCATCAGGTCGCATTTTAGATATTGTTCTACTTATCCAATGTCTAGCTTCTTTTGAATCTGAGTAAGTTTCAGAAGTTATAGTTCCACCTCCAACACCTACATTTTCATAAATCATATTATATTTTTCAGCTATTATTTTTCCATATCCACCAGAGTTTTCTGCTCCTTGACAAATACTATCACCATTGAATGTGATAATTTTACCATCAAGTATAGTCTTATCTGAATTTCCAAGGTGGTTTGATATTAATTTATTTACAGTATTTTTTTGTTTGTTATTTAAATCAATATTATTCGTAATCAAAATATCATTTGATATATATTCAGAAGGATACGTATTACCTTGTACAAACATAAAGCTATCTATATTCGCTTTTGCAAAATTAACTCGAATATATTTTATGTTTGGGTTATTTGGAACAGTTAGAGTAATTATTTCATTTATATCATCATAGTTATAGTTTAATGGTTCTACAATAACCTTTTTATCATCATCATAGAATACATATCCCTTGTTTGATCCAAAAACTTGCGGATAAAATTTAAAAGAATATTGTTCATTTGGCAAAACTGGAATATAGTGACTTATAGCAGTTGAACTTGTAGTACTGATATTACCCATATTAGATATTAGGAACTTGCCTATCTTAATTTCAGAATTTGTTTTGTCAAATAGATTTATACTTTCAATAAAATACCTATCCATTTTATTAACAGTATAAATATAGTCTTTAAAATATGTTTGTAAATCATCTTCATTTATATTATCTAAACTCAATTTAAAGTTTTTAAAATTTATCCCATATTCTTGATATGTCCCTGGTATATTTTTGCCATATACAACCATTTCGTCATTATCATATTTAATCCCATTAACAGTTTTACAATTGCCAAATGATAGTTTTAAATAGGCTATATTATCATTGTTTGGAACTTTAACTTGAATGTTTTTACCTACTTGACCTCCAGTTCCACTTGTTTTCTCTACTACTTTACTTTTTGTTATATCAAAATAAAAAATTCCTACTGGCTCTAACCTTGAAACAGTTATAATTTGATTAGCTCTAACTGGAATAAAATTAGATACTACATAATCATCATTCTCAGTATAAAAAGGCTGTCCAGTTGCAGAGTTATGGTCGCTTAAAAATCTTCCATGTTCATAACTATCATCATTTCTATTTATTAAATTTTTACATTCTAGAAAATCTAATAAATAAGGAGGTATATTTAACATTTTAGGATGTGCAATACTATAATTAGCAAGCTTTTTAAATGTTATACTATTGTCTGCTGGTACAGAACTAATTTGAGTTTTGCCTGTAATTTGTTTTAAAAATTCATCGGCCATATAAGTTTCATCAAATTTACCTGAATTTTTATTAATTTGAGAAACTAATATAGAATCACCTTTGTTCATTTTTTTATTTAAATTAGTTTTTATGTATGTAACATCTGATAATGCTTTAGTTAAAGCACTAAATTCACTTGAACTTACTATACTTTCTTCATTTCTGACACTTGAAATCATGCTTATTACAAAATTACTAGAACTAGCAACAACTCCATCAGGACCATATAAAACTATTTCACACGGTAAATCCATGTTTAAAGCTAACATTTGTTCAGTTATTTCAATTTCACATATACCAGCTAAAGCATCTATTATTTTTACCTGATTAAATATATTTGTACCATCAGATTTTTTTGCTGCTACTGCAACAGTATAATTATTAAGATTTATAGCTACTCCCGTTTCTAAAAGTATTAATTTTATAGTTCTTTTACTATCCCCATTTTTTATATTAATTTCAAATTTAGGGATTTTACTAACTTTAGTAAAATCTATTGTATACATTCCACCTATTTTCATTATGTCACTTCCTTTTATTGTATTAAAAAAGAACTATTACCATAGTTCCAATAATTATTTTTTATACTCTATCTCCAACTTTTAATTTAGGGGCAGGATCTGTACTTTGGTTATCAGATATTCTTCGTATCTCCCAGTGGGCATGAACGCCAGTAGATGAACCTGTAGTTCCAGCTCTACCTACAATTTGACCTCTTTTTACTGTTTGACCTTGAGTAGTAAGTATTTTACTTAAGTGCATAATTCTTGTTCGATATCCTCCCTCATGGTCGATATATATATAATTTCCCATTGAATCCGAAAAACCTTGCTGTGATACAATACCGTCTTTTGATGCTATATAATCTGTCCCTAGGGGAACACCTATATCTGTTCCATGATGGAATTTTTGACCTCCACCAAATGGATTCTCTCTATAACCATATTTACTTGTAACAGTACCTCCTTTGACTGGACATAACCAACCTTTACCAAAAGCATTATCGAATGATTTATAACCATTTATATCTCCACACATTTCTTCTGGTAACCATCCATTACCGCCATTCTCCCTTACTGTACCACTAACATTACCACTTGTATTTATAAGTCCTATACTTCTCATTTCAGCAGATTTACCAAAGTATAAATTACATTCTTGCTTTCTTCTAGCTTTTAACCCCGAAAGATATTGGCCTCCTGCAGTTACATAGAAATTTTCCCATGCTGACCTTATAGCACTTTCATTATTTGGGTCTTTTCTTATTGTATTTGTAAGAGAATTAGAACCTGTTACAACACCAGTACCACAGTTATATGCTAAACTACAAAGTGCATCAAATTGGTTTTGATTAGTACAACCTAAAGCTTTAACAGCATTAACTATTTTAGAACCATACCTTTCATTTTTAAGCTTGTATGAAATTTTAGCACCTTCTTCTTCGCCAACTGGTTGCTTTGAAACTAAACTAGCATAAATATCAGGCTCTCCATGTTTTGTAACTCCGTAACAAATAGTCCAATTCCCAGCACTATCTTGATAAGCATTAGGTGCAAATCCTTCAAATCCTTTTATGAATCTGAATCCTCTTGAAGACAACTGTCCTTCTTCCCAATTGCCTCAGTCACCACCACCACCGACTCCAGTATTAGGTAATCCAGTTACAGTTCCAGTAAATTCAACGGGGCCATTTATTATTATTTTTCCATCTCGCAATAAGATACTTACATTATCTTGTCCAAAAGTAATTCCATTATTTGAAAGAACTATATAATATTTTTTATCTTCACATGAAATAGCTATTTGCTTGTCACTTACATTTATATAATTTTTATCGTTTAAACTTCTTAAAATAGCTCTATAAATACTATTTTCTCTAAAATCAATATCTGAAAAAAACCTTATAGCTTTTCCTATTTCATCTTTCAAAATATTATATTTATCAAATTCAATATATGATTTATAAATTTCTTTATGTTTATAACCAAGTGATAAGGCACTATCTAACTCATTGATTAATCCTATAAGCGGTTTATCAGGATTTGTAGTTCCATCTTTTTCAGTTCTTGTAAGAGAAATCAAAGCTCCTATTAAGTTTCCATTTTTTGCCCAGTTATATAAATCAAGAGAATTATTATGCATCCTTAACGCATCTTTGCCATTATTCCTAAACAAAGCACCATCGGTACCTGATAAATCAATTTGAAAACTTTTATCTAAGTTTTGAATCATTATAGTACTTAATACCCCTGCTACAATATGATCTGCGACAAAGCCTTGACCACTTCCAAATGTTGACCACTTCCAATCTTTATTATCAGAAGTTCTTTCACTAGCTATCTCAAACCCCATACTTCCAATACACATCATTATGTTATCACTAGGCTCTTTATCCTAGCTTCTATATGTTTCCATATAGTTCAGACTATATCATCATCTACAACTTTATTTGTTTAGATGTCCGGAACTCGTGGGTGATATTATTAATTGGCTATTCAATCACCTAGTCGTTGCACCTTTCAATTACTTTTATGCCTTTCATTGACTTGGCTCATTGTTGTCATATTTACCATAAAAAAAGAATAGATACTTATCTATTCTTCATAGTATTTCCATATTAATTTTTTACCTTCTTTATTTTTTCCAGAACTTTTTAAATTTCCTTTACAACATGAACAAATTCCTGTTATTCCATTTAACTTGTAATATGCTGCAGCTTCTTTCATAGTATCAAATATTAAATTATCAGTAATACATATTATTTTTTTTGCACTCGGGTTATTTTTACCATTAAATGTACCATTTTTTTTAATTGTATCTATTCTTTTTTTTATCATTTCATAAGGTAAATTTTTACCTTTCCAAGGACCTGGTAAAGAAACTCCATACATTGGATTATTTTCACCCTTACTTTTACCATTTTTAGTTCTAGTTTCAGATATTTTTTTACGAATTTCTAGAGGAAGTCTTTTCCCATTCCAATATCTTCCGTTATTTATACTCATTTTTAACTTAACATCTGAACTCGCTTTTTTACCTAAATTCATTTGTCTAAGTTTATTCCGTGTTTCTAAAGTATGAGTTTTTCCATAAAAATGGTTGAGTTTACCGAAACAACCTCTATTTCCGTTTCCACCTAAATTTTTATTATATCCATTATGAAAACTATCATATAAATTTATATAATATATTTCTTTGCTATTCAATTCTTCTGGAGAATATCCAATATCAAGTTCTTCTGTTACAGTAAAGTTTTCAAGTCCGTATTTTAAGAGTGCTGATAATAGGTGTTTATTATAATATTTGTTTTTATTTTTATTATTCTGATGAACTTTAAGAACTCGTTCAACTCCAGTTCCACAAAATTCATATCTTGAATTAAAATTATTTTTAGTTTGTCCAATATAAACTTTGTTATTTATATTATTTTTTATCATATAAATAACTCCATATTTATTCATAATAACACCTCAAATTTTATTTATTAAGAAGGTAACGTACTTATTTATAATTCTATAATAAATAAGTATGTTGGTAAACTTAGATTTCCAATGAATTCACCGGATTTTCATATTATATTTCTATAATATGCGCCATATGTTTAGCGCCATATGTTGGACTTTGAGGATTTAAATCTTCAAATAACATAGCTCTTACATGTTGCTTTTCAGCCACATCTCGTTGTGCTTTGAATTTTGTAGCAAATGCATTTATAATACCTTGAAGGCTCTCACCTTTTACACTTCCATTAGGATTTAAAATATTATTAAGATTTTCTCTAGCAATATCTTGCTTATCGAAGTAATCTGTAAATAATTCACCAAGTGTTATAGAATTGTACTTTTCCGTTAATATATCCCATTCTAATGCAACGCATCTTGTAGATATATCCATATCTAATTCTTTATGATCTATTGCAATGCTATCTCCAATTCCGATATTTACTAAGTTTTTAAAGTCTTTATATTCTTCAGTATTTTCAAGAATAGCAATATCTACATTACCTGAAAGTTTTGGTTTATCTATATCTTCATTTTTATATATTTCAGCCATTCTTTTTCTCATTGCACTATATAAATCTTCTTTAGTTTCAAAACCTTCATTATCTGTACTTTTATCTGTTTTTAACTTTAAATCACTCATATCAATGTAATCTTCAAAAATAACTGGATATTTTTTAATTAAAGGAGAATCTATATATTTTTCAGGTAACATAATACCATCATAAGCTACTGGATAGGCTCTAGTAATTATATTATCTGTATTTTCGCTTAAATTTACATCTAACATATTTCTAGAATATTTAGCCTTTATTCCACGATTTAAACCCACTTTAGTATTTATATATATATCAAAGTTATCGGCTGTAATCTCGCCACCCCAACGCTTTAAGAATGTATTATCTTTATCTCCATTTATTGCAGATATTACATTAGTTTTTACAAAGTAAGCTGTACTTATCTTAGATATATTTGAATGAGCCTTAAACTTTGTATCACTTAATATAATTTCTAGTGCCTTTTGGCCGTCACAATCTACAGCTCTTTTATCTAAAATATTTTGTCTAACTAAATCAAAGTATATATGTCTTGCTTTTACAGTTAATCCAGATATACCCTTGTCTATATCATAAATTCTAAATAGTTGTTCATTTTTGTTATAACAAACCTTAGATTTTATAACACCTAGCTTCTCTATGTTTTTCCATCTTCCTTGAATATCATAAGGGTGTTTAATTTCAATTTCACAAATGCCATTTAACTCTACTTTTAAAACTCCCCCTGTAGGTTGCAACTTAATATCTCCATTATTATTAAAATTTATATTAAAGGATCTATAACATTCCATTATAAACACCTCCAACGAGGTGTTATTTCAAAATGAGTTATATTACTTGAATATGTAATTTTATTAGCACCTTTTTCTAAAACAGGAAATTTCCCTTTACTGATATTAAAAGAATCACCTTTATATTTATAAGCCAATTCTAATTCACTATCTACATATACATAATCTTTAACTGGGACAGTAAAAGTCTTATTATTTATAGCTATTTGTGTATTTCCATTACCTACTATTTTTAATAAAGGTTTGGATAATAAATAACAATTATATAAAATAGAGTTATTAGGCATAAAAATAGGATTATCGCCATCGACCATGTATTGATATGCTCTACATGTAAAATCGATTTTAAATAATCCTTTTCTTCTTAATATAGTTTCAAAATCTCCATTTAAATTTATATCAACTACTCTATAAAACCATTCAATATCATCACTAAAGATTAATTTATTATCTTGAATATCGTTAATCCATAATTTAACTTGCCTAAATCTTTCTTTAAGATTATTTTTTTCTATGAAATTAAATTCGACTGGAATTACAATATCCTTATATCCACCTAGCTCTTCATAAACTAAACCATCCCTACCAGGAATTTCTTTTGTAATTTTGTTTTTAGAAGGAGAGGGAATATTAGGTCTTTTAACTATACTTAACCCTAAATCATATTTAGAATTAAGATTATTAAATATCAAAAAATATTTACTAAACATCTATACATGCCCCCTTGCTATACCTCTACTTCGTTGATTTTTATTTATTAAAGTTCCAAATTCATCAAATATAGCTGAAACCATATCTTTATTTCCTACTTGAAGTATAACTTGTGTTAATTTATTTTCTTTATTACCTTTTTCATAAGATTTACTTTCTTTATTTAAAACTTTTTGTACTGAGTTAGTAACTAATTTATCTAGCTTAGATAAAGGAATTACAGCTTCATGTTCCTTTCCTTCTCCAACCAATGCCATAGTAGCTTTTGTTACTATACCACCTTCCGCAAGCTTTGGTACCTGTGGTAAATTGATACCAAAATGTGAGCCACCAAATACAGGCACCCAATTAGGAACATCAAAACTAATCTTATTAACCGCCCTTATCGCTGCGTTAATTCCACTAATAGCAGCATTAATAGGAGCTTTTATAATTCCCCCTATAGTTCCAAATATAGAAGCTATTATTTCTTTAAGTCCACTGAATATTTTTTTCCAATTTCCAGTAAATACACCACTTAAAAATGTTAATACTCCATTAAATACTCCTTTTATTCCATTCCAAATAGCATTAACTACTCCAAAAAATTGATTTAATGGAACTCCCAGTAATCCAAATGTTTGTGTAAAATCTCTATGGAATGCACCTTTAAAGAAGTTTGCAAATCCAACAAATATATTTTTAACTTTAGCCCATACTGCATTTACACCGTTTCTAAACCAATCACACTTTTTATATAAAGTAACAAATATTGCTCCTAGGGCAACTAAGGCTATTATTACAAGTCCGATTGGATTCATACTCATTACTAAATTTAATCCTTTTTGTGCTAATGTCATTGCTTTCGTTGCTCCAGTTACAGCTAATTGAGCACCTTTACAAGCAAGCATTTTAGCTTTATTACCTAGCCACATTAAACCATTCTTAGCTAATCTAGATGTGTTTTTTAAAATAGCTAAAGTTAGTTTTCCTAAACTTTTACCTACTGATAAAGAAGCTTTACCAAAAGCCTTTAATCCTTTTAAAGCTGTTTTACCTACACTAATTGAAAATTTACCTACAGCTTTAGTTACTGTTAATATTCCTTTACCAAAGGCCTTAACTCCCTTTAAGGCTGTTTTACCTATATTAACAGTAAAATCTTTTATATTTCTAGATACTTTAGCTATGCCTTTACCAAATTTAACTAGCTTAGTCTCTCCATCCTTAGTAGCTTTTATATAATCTTTTACGGCTGTACATGATTTTTGCATAAACTTTATATTATTACTTAACCCTTTGGTTAATTTTGCAAATGCTCCTATAGCTAAGTTAGTTGCAACAAATCCAGCTCCTAATCCAACAACTAATGTTTTTTGAGGTCCACTCATATCATTTATAGCTTTTGTTATAGTAGTTAGTCCTTTAGCAACTAAAGATATAAATGGAGATATTACATCTCCAAATCCTATTAATGCATTCTTAGTTGAATTTAATGCTTTCTTTAATCCTTGACTTGTTGCAGCATCAACTTTTTTAAAAGCTGTTTCTGTAGATCCTGCACTATCTTTCATTTTACCAAGCATATCATTAAATTCTTTTCCTGATTTAGAACTTAATACAAGTGCTGCCTTACCTCCTTCTGCACTACCAAACATATCACCTAAAGACTTACCACTCTTTTTAGCCTCCTTTTCCATCATTGCTAGAATATCACCTAAAGATTTACCGCTTTTTATTAACTCTGGAAATGACTTTCCACTAGCTTTTTTTAATGCTTTATTTGCAGCTGTTCCACTTTTTCCAAGTTCATTTAACATACTGTTCATGTACGTTGTTGTTTCCGCTGATTTTATACCCTTTGATGTCATTATTGCATATCCACTAGCTACTTGAGTTAAATTAACTCCTAAATCTTTAGCCGTAGGTATAACTCTCCCCATATCAGCAGATAATTGTCCAACGGTAACTTTACCAAGATTTTGAGTTTGAATAAGTGTATCACTTACTTTTGTAACGTCCTCAGCTTTTAATCCATAGGAGTTCATTATAGTAGTTAATAAGTCTAATGATTGTCCTGCTTCTGCAAATCCTGCTTTAGCTAGTTTAGTTGAGTTGCTTACAAAATTAACTGCATCACCAGTTTGTTGACCTGCTGAAATAGCATCATATACGTTATTAGCTATTTCCTCACTTGATATTCCAGTTTGATTTGATAAATCTAATATTCCTTTTTTTAAATCTCCCAAAGGTACTTTAGTTGTATCAGCTATTGTACTTACTTTAGCCATACCATCTTCAAACCCAATACTAGCCATAGTTGCTGCGGTTCCTATTCCAGTTATAGCTGTGCTAACTGGTTTCATTTTATTTGATATATTTTCAGCTTTTTGACTAGATTTTTCAAGGCCTTCACTAAATTTATCAAACTTACTTTTTTCTAATTGTTTATTAACTTCTTCTAATGCTTTTTCATTTTCCATTAATGATTTTTGACTATTATTTAATTTAACTTCTGCATTATCTAATTTTTTAACTGTTGAATCTATTTCGGTATTATTTTTAGATTGAGCTTCTTTTAATTCTTTTAATTCAGCTTTAAGCTTTTTAGATTCTTCGCTATTTTTACCAGTAGCATTTACACTTTCTTGATACTTTCTATTTGTTTCTTCTATCTTAGTATTTAATTTTTCTCTTTCACTTTTTTGATTTTCTAAATCTTTATTGAGATTTCTTAAATGTTTAGACTGTGTTTCAACCATTCTATTTTGTATATCAATTTTATTTGTTAACTCTGATTGCTTACTCCTTAAAACATCTGTCGTACTTCCAAATAATTTAGCTTGTGTATTTGCTAGGTTGTAACTACTTTTTACTTTGTTTAATTCTCTAGCCATTTCAGCCATTTGCCTATTAAATTCACTACTATTTGCATTTATTTTTATATTAGCACTCATTTAAATTTTCCTCCTTTCCCAAAAAATAAAAAGACTATACATCTGCATAATCTTCATCACTATTTTCTTCATCTAAGTTTTCAGTATAATAAATAAAATAATCTAGTAACTCACTAAGATCCATTTCTAAACTTTGCTTTAAACTATTACCAAATGCCTTTTTTGAAATCTTAAATAGGTTGTTTAAAATATTTAAATATAAATCATATATGTTAGTTTCATCTTCTTCAATATCTTCATAGCCATTTTCTCTGTCATATTCATCAAATGCACTTTTTTCTTTTTCTACTTTCTCAAAGAAAACATCTCCAATTTTATTATTTATATTTAAAATAACTTTTTTTATCAAATAAAATATACTTAGAGTTTCATATATTTCTAAATTATATAAATCCCTTATTTTTATTTTATTATCAAAGAAAATATGTATTAGCTTATAAATATAATTAAATTCATCGTTTTCTAAATCTATTAATTTAAATAGTTCTATAGTCTTTTTATATTTATAGCAAGTACATAAATTTATATCTAGACAAGAAATAGTTATATTGCAAAAATCTATTTCTTGTCCTTCATAAAAAGTTTTTCAGTTTTCTTTATTTCCTTATTAAGTTTTTCAGCTATTTCTATATCTGCCCTCATAAAACTAAAAATTATTTCAGGTATATCAAATTCCGATTCTATATCTTCAGCTGTAAATTGATTATCAAATACAAAAACTAAAACATCTATCATATCTTTTAAATCTTTATAAGAGTAACCGTCTTGTTGAGAAATTCTATCCCTAACTTCAGTATATTTTGTATACTTGCTTAATACCATTTTCCCACTATCATATTCTTTATTTTTTACTGTTATTTTCATCAATTTCACCCCTTAAATTAATTATTTTTAATCAAAAATACAACTCTTTCAAATAAACTAATTAAAGTCATTTTAAAGAGTTGTACCTTATTATTGATTAATGCATCGAATATATTTTTATATCTTCTTATATTGGATTATATAAAGTGTTTTTTCTTAAACTTAAAAATTTATGCTTATTTTTTTTCAACTGGTTCTTGAACTTTAGAAAACCAATCTTTTATAGCTGTTTTAGCATCATTATGTTCTTCTAATAAATAAGTTTCATCTACTTCAGTATTATAATTATCATCTACTTCTCTTCCATAAAAAGTACCTTTTAGTTTAGAAGTTTGTGTTTTTGTTTTATCTCCTTTTGTGTCATATTCTTCACTAAAACCTTGATTAAACTTTCCACAATAATACCATACAAATTCATATTTATTATTTGTTTGTCTTGCTCTCCAACCTATCGCTATCTCTGCTGCCTTATCATTTGTATTATTTACTAAGAAACCATTTTTATATGTAGCACCTCTTAATAATGCTTTTTGCTCAGGAGATAGTTTATTATTTTCTATTTCTATTTCTGCACTTTCAAAAGTTTCAAATACTTCTTCAACATTATCATCACTATATGTTCTTTCAACATTATTTTTTATGGTAACTTTAGCCCCTATAGCTCTTCCTAATTTTATAGGTGTTTCTGTTTTATATGATGTAGCTGTATTTTCAGTAACTAAAGCTATATAGATATCTTTACATCCCATTCTACGAGTTTTTACTGCTTGTCCTACTGTCATTCTTTCAACTCCTTTCTAAAATAAAAAAAGATTTACAAATACTCCGTATAAGTAAATCTAATTCCTTTATGATATATTTTTGTTTTTTCTTCATAAAAATCTTGACCATCATTTTTGATAAAGTCATTTTCTATCATTAATTTTCTAACTTGTCTTTTTAATTTATAAGCTTCTAAACTATCTTTACTCCATATATCTACTTGAATAGAATGTTCTATACAGCTAGCTTCATCATCTTCATAATCTCCATCTTGATCTAAATATTCATGTACAGTTATATGAGTTTTATTTAATTCTTCATCATACCACCCCTCAAATACTTCAACATTTGTAGGCTCTAAAGTTTGAGTAACAAGTGCTATAATATCAAATTCCTCATTTTCCACTATATCACCCCTCTAACTTTATAATTAAATTTTCATATTCTTTCTTAGCTATATCATCATATTTCTTTTTTAACATTTTATTAACTAACCCAAATGAATGGTGTGGAGGTCGTTGACTTGTACCCCATTCCTCGGCCTTCATATAATAATAAGGACTTTTATCAGATTTTTCCCATCCAACAACTACATAAGTTTTTCCACCTTTTTTCCTTAACTTAGGTTTTGGAACATTGTCTCTAGCATGACCTTGAGGTCTACTTACTTTCCTTCCACTTTTGCTATTATCTTTACTTTCATGAATCAATGGTTTAACAGTGGAATAAGCTAGATTTCCACATTCTTTTAATATCTTTTTATTGGTATTTTCAACTTGACTTTCAGTAGCTAAAGACTCCACTATTTTTATAAGTTCATCTAAACCTTCAAATTCCATTTCAATGCTCATTATAGCACCTCATTACATTTTAAATGTATGTAATCCCTTTTATATCCTAAAAAATCAGGATAATAAATTTTATATTTTTTATTTTGCCATACTATAATAAAATCTTCTTTATTTCTTAGGGCCTCAAGCTTTTGACAATATCGTATTTCAAATATTGCTGTATTCTCTAACCTAGCTTCTAAAGCACTATAGAGTTCCTTGCCATATAAATCAAGTATATTAGCATAACAAGGATGAAAGCTTGTTTCTACTCCTTTAATTCTTCTCCCATTTACAATAGTATCTTTTACTGTTTTTATTTCAATTTTGTGTTTAAATGTCTTTAATAATTCCTTTTGCTTAGTTTTAAAATCATTGAACATCTTTTTTCCCCACAT